AATATGGGGTAACCAAGGAAACATCATAGCGCAATTTAAGAGTATGGATGACTTTATGGAGACAGACTATATGGAAAGGTACGCTAAGAACTTCGGACAACTTCACCTTATGGATGCCGAGGTAAACGGGTGGAGTAAATACGAAGTTCATAACATATTCGTAGTATCTGCCGAGGCTCAGTACAACTACGGCTTAGACTTCAAAATGTTTATTCATTACACGTCTAAGGGAGTTAAATTCCTCAAGGAATTAAGAACGGGAGGTAAGGGATTGTCCTCAGCACCGCTCAAGAGAGTGTTTTTCAATACTACCAAGCCTGAAGGGTTTTCGTATGAGCAGGAGAACACAATTGAGGTGACTATGGCGTTCATGGAGAACATTAAAAACGATGTATATGAATCTTTCAAGTACTCTATGAACGTGGCTTACAAGAAGGATTTGAAAGTTCGTCATCTTCTACGAGAAGCTAGTCAGGAAAACGATTGGACTTTCGCATAAGGTTAACTGATGAGTCCTGAATGGACGAAAGCGATTAAACGAGTGTATGCTCAGGCCCTTCGGGGTTCGCTCTTAACCAATTAAATTTTACAACTATGAAAAAGAGAGAACTAATGGATGAGATTAATAACTTTATCGAGTACTACACCTCAGATGACACGGAACGCATGAAGATGGAAAATACCCTGATTGACTACATGTTGGATGTATATCAAGCACCTGCAAAGGAAGTGCATTTCAGGTACGAGAGAGAGGGGGACATGTACATTGTCAGAAGGAATGACTTTCCGACCTTTAAGATTTATGCAAGTGAGAAAGAGTCTTATGTAACCTCATTCACTGAATTGGGTTACGAGATTCATGTAGGTTAACTGATGAGGGTTCAATACCCGAAACGTGAGGCTTATGCCTCATGTCTTAACCAAATAAAAACAAACAATATGAGTTTACTAATGTTAGAAATTGATTCAGTGCAGTTAATCTCGATAAGCACTACTGCATTCAGCGAAGAGGATTTCCTCTTGGTTACCGACTTGACCGAGCAAGAGATTGCCGATGTCATCCAACCAATTGTTTTTGCAGAGCGTGAGGGTGGTGAGTCCTATAGCAATGAGGACTTGTTTTGGTCGCTCAAGGAAGCTTACCCATCTAACTTGGTTCAATATTACACCGAGCCAATTGGGATGGTCGTGTAGCAAAGGTTAACTGAAGAGTCCTGAGTGGACGAAACGAGGGGTGTATGCCTCTCGTCTTAACCAAATTAATAAATGTTATGCAGAGAACTTATCACAACATGAAATTGCCGATGTTAAAGGGAGCAATAACCTTTCCTTGCAAGGCTAAAGTAGAGCTACGCATTCAGGTATACGGAAGAGTGGTAGTGAGCGAGGTGAACTTCAATGACGAGGGACACGTTATGAACTACACGAAACTGATGTACCGCAAGATGATGGACGTACTGACAATTGAAAAACTTAATAACTAATAAATACACACACATGAACATTGACACACTAATCGCATACGAGTCAGGGGAACTGAACGATGCCGATACTATCACCTTCTTTGCAGACCTTGTTAAAACCAAGATGGCTTGGAGTCTTCAGGGAAGTTACGGACGCATGGCTTCGGCTATGATTGATGCAGGCTTTATCTCTCCAAAGGGAGAGGTAACCGAGTTAGCAGAAGAAACCTTTAATAACCAATAAATAAATAAAAACAAAATGGAAAAAGTAGGACACAATATGTTTGTAGATGGAAACAAGTTCATCTCATTCACCACTCATGTAGCAACAATTGAGGGAGACAAATTAATAGAGAACGGAAAGTACTCTGCAACAACTTCGAAGCACGTTTCAAAATATGCTAAGACGATGGGACTAGAGGTAGTGAGAAGCAAAGAGAGACCTGAGTTCGATATGCTATGGTCAGGGGTTGTAATCAAGTTAGATAATCTTAAAAAATAACAACACTATGAAATACACAACACAAGAAGGCTTCAATTGGGAGATTGTAAGCAAGGAAAGAGCAATTGCACTACTTCATGCAGGTGCAGAGGTCTACAAGGTGTACGATGACGAGAGCGAGTCTCTGATTGACTTGGAAGACGAGCTATGGGACGTTTCCGGACTCATGTTCTACGCTATCGATGGAAACACTGCAAGGATTTTTCAGAAACAAGCTCCGGTTAAGTGGGCGAGAGTTGACACAGCTACCGGAAAGGGAATGAACGAGGGATTCTGCGTTAACGATGGAGACGCTTACTTTGTAGACAAAGCAGACCTAGTTAAGTACCTGAGAGAGGAAATGAAGGTAGATGAGAACAACGAACTATCGGACGAGTTCATCTTGGAAGAGGCTTATCAGGAAGAGGAAGAGGGATACTACTACTACACTGAGTGGGACGTGGAAGACGAGGAGTATTGGTACGAGGAACAAGCGGACGGAACACTAATTGAAATTAATAAATAACCTATAAAAAAATAAACACATGAACACACAACAAGTAACGCAGGAAGACATCTTCAAAGTAATCAACACACTTGCCATTCAGGTTCGAGATGACCTAGCGGAACACATGACATTCTCTGAGGACTCAGATACGCTAGAGGCGGTGAAGATCATTGTCAAGCTAGCCCAACTTCACCAGCATGACTTGAGATACCCTTTCAGCGAGGGAGACACTTACTACACCATCGAGTACGATACAATTGTCGAGTCAATATGGGACGAGCAGAGCAAAGAGTTATACCTGAGCGATAGCAATAAACTTTACAACTACTCAGACCAACAATACTTCAGCAGTCTAGATGAAGCAGTACACTACTTCAAAATTAAAGCTAAAACAACCCCTAAAATCTCATTGCTATGAACGTAATAACCATTAAGAAACGCCCGATGCAAGAACATATCGGGGGAAGTCAAGACATTGTATTCTATACCCGTAACAAAGCTCTCTCTCGATTCTTCGAAATGACAGACGAGTTAGACTACGAGGTAGAGGTAACATACCAAAACAACTTCGTTACATACGAGGCTGGAGGAATAGGACATGACTACCGACTTCAACTAGAACTAACGAACGTACTTGTATGAACGAGACAACATTCTTCTTCAACAAGACGGGCGAGACATACACGCTAGAGGTTCACCAAAATAGGAAGGTGCAGTACAAGAGAGCAAATCTTGTAGTATCATCTTTCTCTCAAGCAATTACTAATTACGAACAATGGAAAAAACAACAAGAACAATTTAAAAACACAATGCCATGATGAAAGCTAAAATTAACGGAGTAGTTCACGAGATTGAAGACTACCTCAGCGAGAATGTAGGGACTCGTTCAAACCCTGAAATGTATTTACACTCAGTAACAACTACTGAAGGCAAGAAATTCCTTGCAGAGAAAAACGAGATTGAGTTCTTGACTGCATACCCAATTGCCTTTGCCATAATCAATTAATAATACACACACATGAAAACACAAATTGAAAAGTTAATTGTCCTTGCACGAAACATTGCAGACGCACACATGGGTTATAACCTCATTGGAGAAATGGTAACGCACACCCCTAACGTGAGAATACACCAAATGAATGCCGACAAGGAGAGGGAGTTCACCACGATATACTTCAGCTCAGGTGAAGTTGAGTTCAGAGTTAGGTTCTCAAATTACCAAGGAGTTACTCTGGAGTTCCAATACGCTACAAATACCGAAGAGGTTCTAGACCTACTCATTACCGAGGTGGAAGAGTCCCTCATTGATTGGTTTGTATATTATCAGGAGGACATGGTTCGAATCAAAGAGGAGGCTCTCGAGAAGAGAAAGCAGATGCTAATACAATTAACAAACGAGATAAACGAAATGGAGGGCAAATCATGAAATACTTTATAAAGGACATAGCAGACCAAGTACAACTAGACGTGTACCCTTCAGGAAGATTACTAGCCTTCGACTCAGTTCACGTTGTGGACTGCGGAAAGAAAGATATCAAGGTATACCTTCAGGGAGTAATTAACATGGACGAGGAGAACTTGGTAATTCATACCGCTTCTTACACGGATGACATGGAGGCAAACGATGACTCAGCAGAGGACTGGAACTATTTCGATGATAGCGAGATTGTCTTCTTAGAAAAACATTTACAATACAATTAATCATGGAAAGAATTGAACTGAATAACAATGAAATTGGAAGAGTGCAAAGCGTACTCTCCGATTATCTAAATGATCATAATTCTTGTGTCGTTGACTATGAGGGAGACTTCATGTTAGACAATAAAGAATGTGTATACCTAATTATCGAGGGATGGTACAAGAAGGACGAACACTTTCTCCAAGGACAAATGAGAGAGGTTGCTGAATTCGACTGCGAGACATTCCTTATAACACATGAGGAAATTGAATCTTATCAGGATGCCTCTTTAATATCATTCTCCGAGAATCAAACGTATGACCATCTGGGAAGCGGAAACTACATTTAATCACACAAAATGAAAAAGACAATTGACATCATCTTAACTATACTAGGCGTACTTTGTCTAGTCATGTTCTTCGTCTCCTACATGACCGATTCAACACCGCTAATGTTAGGCACGATGACCATACTGCCTGTAGTTTATCTGATAGGCAACTTGCAATAATAGACATGGAGAATCTGAAAAGGATGTTGTTAATTCAGCATCCTTTTTTTTTGTGCCTAATTTTCAATGAGTTAGAGCTTGTTTGTATTGATCCGGTCAAGGCTGGTCCACATTTTACCGGATCACCGCCCGAATCCAGAAAATTTACTATCACTTCTTGCAGCAGGTCAGACAGTGCAAAGTTTTGATTTTGCTACGTTTTATATTACTTTTGGTTTGGAAAAACTTCTCGAACACATTTTACACCACAACAATAGTTTGAACACCACGCAAGATAATAAGCCACAGAAAAAGGTTATAGGGGATTCCCTACTGATGTCCTTTATTAAGACGTGCCGTTCTCATGCAGATGTGTTAAACATGGCTTATATCAACCATATGTGTGGTAATGGGCAGCGTTGGATGAGCGACATTGTGGGCAGAAAGAAGCCTATCAGAGACCGAGAGAAGGTCATCAAGGTCATCAATTCTATACTGGAATATTGCGATGAGGTAGAGGAAATGAGAGAGAAAATTGAACGCCTAAAGCATGAAATCGAAGCACAAGTATAGAGCAAATTGGCTCACCTATTTTGCCGAGAAGGACATAAATCCGAGGAACGCACTAAAGATATTCCGACCAGAATTTGATCCATTGAAGGTCAAAAGGATGATGTCCTTGTTTCATGGGAGGATGATATTCGAGGAAGAAGACCTAGTCGATTGGAAGAATATAAAGTCATCTATAGAGAGAACAGACACAAGAAACAATGGCAAAATCTTTTCGTAGTCAGAAGTATTTAAAGAGGGCAGACACATATCTAGCCCTCGACACTATGCACAAAAGAGTGAACAAAATGTGCATATCTCTGGGCATACCACAAGATCCCAAGTCATATGTATACTTCGACCTTGCTCTCTTGAGCTTCCCTCAAGGGGAGAGGAGGAAGATTCTCAAACAGATTTTTAGCAAGTGGGGTACAGATATAAAGCTCGAACACGAACCTTATTTATTAACATTGGAAAAATTTACAAAAAAAGTTTTGGAAGGTTTCGAATAATACATTACATTCGCAAAACATTAATAAAGAAAACCTATAAATTATGTCAAACATAACAATTTCACCAAAGACGGTTATGCCGTTTATCGAGCCTCGCAGAGAGGAAATGATTAAACTGATGGGAGGAGAAGAAGTCCTCATGAGAGAGATGTCTTTCGCCATCCAAGCTGCTAACAACAACCAAGTGTTGGCAAATTCTAACCCACAATCAGTTGCAATGGCTGTGTACAATTGTGCATTGACCAAGTTGTCTCTGAACCCTGTGATGAACTTGGCTTACCTCGTTCCTTTCAAGGGTAACGCTAAACTTATGCCGGGCTACCAAGGTATGATTAAACTTATCTCTGACACAGGGATTATCAAGGCTGTATCTTCTGCTGTAGTTTACCGAGGAGACGAGTTCGACTTCGTTCAAGGTACAAACCCTGAGATTATTCACAAGCCTAAAGGGGAGACGTTCAAAGACAGCGATGTAATAGCTGTATACGCAATCTTTGTACTGCACAATGACGAGAAGCTATTCGAGATCATGTGGAAGCCTCAGATTGATGCCATTAAGAATCGTTCAGAGACTGGTCGTAGAGATGTTGGACCTTGGTCTACTGACTATGCAGAGATGGCTCGCAAGACCGTTGTTAAGAGAGGTTGGAAGTCTATCCCTAAATCATCTTTTGCCTTGGATAAGATTGAGAAAGTTAACACGGCTATCAGTATTGACAATGAAGAGTACAAGACTGTTGAGTATGTGAAGATGAGCGAGGAGCAGATTGAGCGTCTACTTGAGAAGACTACCAACGTAGTAGAACTTGAGACTGCTTTATCGGATGAGTCAGTAATGATTGATCCTGAGCAGAAGAAAGAGATCATTGAGAAGGCTCGTAAAAAAGTTAAAGGAGGCGACAATGAGTAATCTATTAAACGAAATCCTAAAGGAACAAGCGCAAGCGTCTGACCAACGCTCACAGGCTTGGTTCAACGCTCGTGTGGGTAAGTTCACCGCATCAGAGATATATAAGTTGATGACTCAACCTCAGACAAAGGCAGCGAGAGAGAACGGAGAGTTGTCCGAGACTACCAAGACTTACATCATGGGTAAGGTTGCTGAGGAAATGGCAGGTGTCGAGCAGACTACTAACTCTGCTGCTACGGATTGGGGAGTAGACCACGAGGCTGAGGCTTGTAATCTATATGCCGAGATGATGGATTCTCGTGTTGACTCTGTAGGGTTTATCCCCTATGGAGACCACGCAGGAGGCTCTCCAGATGGTATATGCTCACGCTTCGGTGTGATTGAGATTAAGTGTCCATACAACTTCGAGAACCACGTTCAGAACCTTCTTATTGCTGACGAGGATGACCTATTCAAGCAAAGAAAACCTTACTGGTGGCAGTTGCAAATGAATATGATTGTCTCCGGTAAGGAGGAGGGAATGTTCATATCTTACGATCCACGAATGGATGGGAAGAACAAGTTAGCGATAATTCCTGTACATTTACAATCAGATTCAAAAGAAATTTTGGACAACGCTATCGCAATGGCAGTTAAATACAAACAATTTTTAATCGAAAAGTTAGGTAAAAGATGATTTTAGACGAACACAAAAAACATCAGATAATCGCATCTATGCTCCACGCTAATGCTTTTGTAAACATATCTGACCAAATTGGACCACCCTTTTGGGAGAAAGAGGTAAAGATGAAGGGCAATCAGTTTGTTAAAGCTGCCGAGCATAGGTATAAAATATTAGCCACCGCCCTCTTTGACATTGAGGGTGGTGACTACTACCTCCGGGCAATGGATGACGCTGAAGATCTTATAGAAGAGGTGTCTACACTACCCTGGTTTTGTTATTACGATATCGTTCAACTAATTAAAAAATACAAGGATGAAAAAACTTTGGAGGAGAGAGAGAAAATTCAGAAAAGAATTGACTCTGAATCAACAAAAGAAGAGTGATATTTACACCTTACTTGCCCTATTAATTGCTATATTTATCTATACACAACCGTCATGAAAGAACACTATAAATTTTTAATACTTGCCGCAGGTATTCTAACTATTGTTGCCACTATACACATCCTCAGCGTTAAGAAGATGGAGGACAATAACGATGCTGATGCCATCCTTAATAAACAAATAGAGGAACAGCAAAAGATTATTGACGGTAAACAGCTGGAGATTACCCAACTTCAACAGACTCTCAAAGATTTAAAGGGAGATGTGGTTGTAATAGATAACAAATCAAAAGAAACTAAAAACAAATACAAAGATGAAAAAAGGTATATTGATCTTGCTACTCCTAGTCAGCAATCAACTCTTCTGTCAACTAACCTCACCGAGTTCAAGAATCTTGATAAACAAGGATACTTTGACTTGCCTGAAGGATACTGAGATTAAAATCATTAATAAGATAGTTGCTTCCGAAAGGTTCTACCATTCAATGTATAGAAACCATACTGAAAAGATTACTAATCTTGAGAAGCAAATCTCCGTATTGGATATGATTGCCAATGACTACAAGGTTTCTTTCGATGCCAAGTCAAGTCAGTACGAGTCTTTAGAGATGTTGTACGAATTAAAGGTTAAAGACTACGATGAATTGGAGGATTCTTATTGGATACTTCACACCAAAAGAAACGCATGGAAAGTTATTGCCATTGCAGGGATTCCCGTCTCCTTTGTTGGAGGAGTATTGTTAACCGTTAAACTTTTAAACTAACACATATGAAAACATTAGCAGACAGAATTAAATTTCTACCGATTAAAAAAGACCTCATTGAGTCATCAACACTTGACCTATCCCACATTGGATCACAAGTTATTGAGGGGAAAGTTATTGAGGTTGGACCAGAAATCGAAGAGGTTCAAGTCGGAGACATCATCCGCTTCAACGAAAAGACTCCTGTGTATATTGAAGAAAAAGATATAAAGGTTGGTTTTATAATGGAGTCTGACGTATTACTTATCATGGGCAATGAGAAGGAAGGTTAAGTATTGGAACGATGTCCAAATTGATGACGGGGCTTGTTATATGTGGAACGGAGAGTACCAGGTTATAACATTCAACAACTCAAAGGTCGGATACTTCCACGCTTGGGGAATTGTTTCAGGAGAAACTGTTGCTTTTGTTGAAAATTATGAGGGGCATATTGAAGCAATTAACCCAACATTTATTAAATTTACATACGAGAACACAACTACACCTCATTTGTTTGAAGCATTATCCTTCATAGAAGATCAGGAGACAAGAGATAGGGTTATAAATGTTTTCTTGAACACAGATGAATACAATAAAGGTTAACATAAAACCTCTGTCCATAAACAAAGCTTTCCAAGGTAGAAGGTTTAAGACAAGCGACTATAATAATTACGAAAAGTCATGCCTATTGATGATGCCCCGGCTACGATTTCCCCAAGGCAAGGTCGCACTTCACATAAGGTATGGCTTTTCTAACAAAGCATCAGACGTAGACAACCCTACTAAGTTAGTGTTGGATATCATGCAGAAGAAATATGAATTTAATGACAAAGACGTTTACGAGATTCATCTCTACAAACTGATTGTCCCACGAGGAAAAGAATTTTGGGAGGTTACTATCATTCCTCTCGAGTAAGTTTTTTTTTACTGTTGAGCGAAGGCGGTTACTTCAAACGTGGAGTGCCGCCTTTCCCGTTTCTAGCGCGGTTCTTTGACTGACCTTCGCTAACAATTTTGCCTGACTTTGTGTGAGATTTGTCCTTCCCGTCAAGGTTACCGTAGGTTTTAGTCTTACGATTATCCTTGTTCAACTCTGAACGATACTTACGTCTCTCGGGAGTAGAGTGATACTCTTTGTTATACTCATCCTTTTTAGCCTTAGCCTTTGGATTAGACTGAAAGTATTTGGCACTCTCTGACTTGCCTTTTTTAGTACCTGCTAGTGAATTTCTCATGTAACAAATATAACACTAAATTTGTTACGATGATTATACATGAAATACAACAGGTACTTTGGGTAGAGACAGAGATAGGTAAAGGGATTGCCTTATTCCTCATGGACTACGGAATGCAAAATAATACTGTGTGGGTGGTAGCTCTGGAGGATACCGGAGAGATAAAACACTTCGACTCTAATCAAATTAGGCTATGCAAGAACCACACTATAAACCTTCGCTGTAATACGCAATCTTGAGCATCTCGTATAACTTGAAGACATACTCCCACCTCTTATCCTTCTGCAACAATTTATCTCTCCCTATGGTGTGCCAATCTGTATGATACTCAGCATTAACAAAGATGATATTGGAGGGATTGAGACGATAGGCAGGAAAAGCTCCTTTGCCTAAGATGTGGAAACAAATTGATGGAGAGAACTCCAACTCTCTTCCGGTTACATAACAACGATGCTTACGACTCTCCCATAGATGTTTGAAGAGATCCATTTCTCCAGTAGGTTTGTACTTCTTTTTGAAATCAGTTCTCTTGAGACCCTTAGACTTAGGCTTTGCATCCTCTCTGTAGTTTTTACAGAATGTACGATTGAAATCCGTACAAAAACACTCCTCGGCTTGGCACTTCATGGGCGTTGTGTTTAAAACAAATAAGGAGGATTTCTCCCCCTTATCTGTAACCTAATCAATAATCAATAAATCTATGAGAAACAATTGAACATCGCAAATATACAAAACAATCTTTTGTAATTACAAATGTTAATAAATTTAATTCTCTTCGACTACTTCGGTGTCTTTAGCACTCTGCTCCTGGGCAATCTTGCTTAGGAAGTTCAGTAGCGGCACTCCAAATTTGGTCGGCATCTCCTGGATAAAAGCTTCAAGCTCTTTAACTTGTGTTTCATTAAGTGTAATCATAATATTTGTGTTTGAGCAAATGTACGATTAAAAACTTAGGATCACAACTCCGATAGCGTTTGCCACGCAAGTTTCCACCCATGTGTTGTCTGTTCCCCACGCTGCAAACTCATCTTCGGTGAGGGTGTAGTTTCCGTTGGAGAGAACCTTACCCTCTTCGGTTTTCAATTCATAGTAGGTAGTGCAAGTAGTTGCGCTTGTTTCGAATCCTAAGATTAGAACTGTCATTTCTGTTGCTGTTCCTGCATTAAGAGGAAAGACGATTGGTTGAATTTTAGCCATTGTATTTATATTTATTATTATACTGAAGTTATTGTTTCCCAAGTAGTAGTATAAACACAAAGTTTTCCAAGTGTTGTATCATAAACTACAAGACCACTTGCAGGTGAAGCAATCGCGTTCTTTTGCGTTGTGGTCATGCGAGGAGGAAGGAAGCCTTTTGTTGTAGATTCAACTGTTAAAATTGAAGATGCAGCATCTGTTGTTGTACCTATTAAAAAGTTACCCGTTGCACCAATCAAACGTGCTTTAATTGCACCAACACTATCATTGAAATTTATGTTACCTGCGTTCAAATCTAACGAGTTACCAGTTGTATTCAAACTGCGCAAATAAACAACATTGTAACGTAATGCGGCAGTTCCTAAATTATGCGTTGAATCTGCTACTGGTACAATTGATTGTGAATTTAATTGACCTTGCACCCTTGCCGTTCCATTCACATCGAGCTTAAACCCTGCGTCTGTTGTTGTGCCGATGAGGACGTTGCCCCTTAACGCTGTAAGAGTAATACTGCTATTACCCAAAACAACGCTATTTGAACCCAAGCCAATAGCATTATAACCTATTACTATTTGATTTGTTTGAGAATCTGCAAGTGCTTTACTTAAAGAACCTATAAAAACACTTTGATTTGTTGTTGTTATTACAGTTGTTCCATCGGTAATAAACCTTCCCGCTTGATAGCCTAATCCAACATTGTTACTTCCCCCTATATTATTTTGAATAGCACGGCATCCAACGGCAGTATTTTGAATACCCGTTGTGTTCGAAAACAGAGCAAATCGACTTAATGCTGCATTGTCAGTACCTATAGTGTTTGAAAATAACGCATCGTTTCCAACAGCTGTATTTGTTACACTATCGCCAGCACCACGACCTACTCTCACACTATTGAATCTTGCATCTCCACCAACAACATCTATAATAAAACTTGGAGTAGCCGTACCAATCCCCAACCTTCCGTTAGTATTGTCCCAATAAAAACCCGTTCCCGATGCTCCGAACAAAACATTTCCAGCAGTTGTTTCAATTGCTCTGAAATCTGCTGCTGCTGTTAGCGTTGGATTGATGTATAAACCGCGAGTGATTCCGTTTGCTCCTCCTGTTTGATTTATTGCGCCTGTAATAGAAGCAAGTGCATAAGTAGCCGTTCCGCTTGTTGGAGCAAAATCTCGTGATATATTAACTAAAACAGGGTTTCCACTTGTTGAAGTTATATTACCATTTGTAGTAAGTGTGATAAGTGACGTAGAACCCACAGCTCCACCTTCACCACCTCGAATCAATAATCTTCTGTCTGCTGCTGTTGTTCCTTGTGGAGTTAAAGAACTAAAATTAGTAAAACTTAAAGCATCACTAAATCTTCCAGTCCCATTGACATCGAGCTTGTACCCTGCGTCTGTTGTTGTGTTGATTAAGACGTTTCCCCTTAGCGCTGTAAGAGTAACACTGCTATTGCCCAAAACAACGCTATTTGAACCCAAGCCAATAGCATCGTAACCTATTACAATTTGATTGGTTTGAGAATTTGCAAGTGCTTTTGTATCAGCTCCTATAAAGATTGATTGCTGTGCTATTGTTAAAGAGGTTGATCCATCAGCTATATACCTTGCAGAGTTTCTTCCTAATGCCGTATTGTTGTTACCTGAACTTAAATTCAAAAAAGATGTACTGCCAATCGCAGTATTATTAGCTTGTGTACTAAAACGTAAAGCAAAATAACCAAGTGCTGTGTTATTTGAACCCGTTATATTAGTTGATAAAGTAAAGTAACCAATAGCAGTATTTGCAATTCCACTTGTATTGACATTTAACGCACCTGCACCAACTGCTGTACTTAAAGTATCACTACCATTACCACCAAGACCTACGCGAATACTATTGAATCTTGCATCTCCACTAACAACATCTATAATAAAACTTGGAGTAGCCGTTCCAATACCCAACCTATTATTCGTATCATCCCAAAACAAGTTAGCGTTGTCCTGCGCTATTGTTGTTCCATTGCTGAATAGAACACTTCCGCTTGTCAAGGCAGGAAGGTTGAACTTGCCGTTGAACGTAGACCAATCCGCACTACTTAATGCACCTCTATTCGTTGCTGAAGCCGTTGGCAGGTTGAATGTATGGGTAGTTCCTGTTGAGGAAATGGCAAAGTCTGTTCCTGTAGTTCCCGTAACAAGAGTTTGAACAGCTCCTGTCAATGAGTTAATGGCGGTAATTCCTGTACCTGCCAATATACCTGCCTGCTGAGTAACTGTTAAGATTACCGATGCAGCAGATGGTGGAGGAGATCCTGCCGCGTAAAACTGCATTGTTACATTAGCAGCAGCAGTTGTACTCCACACTAATTCGTAGTATTGACCTCCGACTACATCAAGCAGATAGTTCCATGAAACTACACAATGTCCGTTAACACTACCATGTTTAGCTGGTACTCCTATAAAACCACTTGATCCAGGCACATCTACTCCGTTTAATCGAAGCCAAATAGTTACATCATGTTCTTGATTATCTGTGTTTTGAAACTGAGATGAAAACTGAAGGTTGTAAACACCTGTGTGAGCAAAGGTAATTCTTGTTAAATTGGTTCCATTAGTAATTACCGAGATGCCATTGGCTAAATCGATAGTTCTAAATATCATCGGGTAACCGGTATTGCTTACAGCCGCAGTTTGAGTTACGTCATCTTGCCACGCTCCATAATATCCTAAAGGAGTAGGCGCAGTTCCCGAAACTAATTCGTGATAAGCACCGCCATCCCAATAGTATGCTATTCCTGTAGACTCGTCAATATATATTACTGAGGGAGTACCTACAGCAGGAAAAGAGAAGTAGTCTGGATAAGCCGCCACAACTCCTCCAACAAAGGTAGGCCCAGGGCAACATCCTTGGATAACGTCTGAAATTAAAAAGGCGTATATATCGTAAAGTCTACTTACATAAGCATCACTTGTGTCAGAGGGGTCTATCCCTGTTGAGTATATCTTATTGCTTGTTGCTCCGTAAACGGCAGTAATATTAAAGACATTAAAAGAGAGGGTCTTTACGCTGTTTGAAAATACAATTGTCTTAGCTAAATTAGTTTCAAATCCAACAGAGACAGAGCTTGTAATATTGAAAGAATCTACAATATCTAATCCATTATAAAACTGGATTATTCCGTTGTTTAAACGCTGTATTTTTGTTACATTTACATTCATTGCTCAAGCATTAGTACAGACGCAATCTCGTCATCGGATGCGTTCATACAAAAATACTGAAAATTACCATATCTTTCAGACATTATTATTGCCTTCTCTTCAAAATTTATGCTATTAATTCCTGCTGAAATTAGCTTGCCCATCACATACTTCGTGTCTTGGTGACCTCGGTTCTCTGCGTTTATTTCTTCTACCTCTTCAACTTCTTCCACTTGAGGGACACTTATAGTTCTAGCCTTCTTCTTTTTGGAGGAGAGGGAGCGAACCTTATTGTAGTTCTCCTCACCCCAAATGAACTCAAAGAATTGTTTAACAGTAACCCTCTCGGAGTTAAACTTCTGTGATGTTGCCTCCAACGCTTGTGCTATAGGAAACTTGGATGGTTTGCAATAGCGAGTGAGGGAACGTAAGTCTTGGCACTTAATAACCTCTACCGGATCTATCCCATGCTCTTCTGCTACCACCTTCCAACTCTTCACAGGTTTGAACTCTGTCTCCTTCTTAGGCTTCTCGAACTCAAAGTCAATAGGTATACCTAGAGAGGTGCAAGTCATAACGAGAAGTTTCATATTGGCAATGGCGATGAGTGCCTCTCTCGGCTTCTCATCCTCGCATACTACAGAAAAGGTATCGCTCTTCCTATCGGCAATGGTCATGTATCCTGTGACCTTAACACTCTTGGGAGCGATAGACTCCTCCTTAAAGATTTGCCATCTGATACTCCCTGTATTCACAGAATCACTTATGGCTGTATATAGTTCAATGAGACTTTTCTCCTCCTTGGAGAGAGAGAATGGTAAAGAACATTTCATATGTTTTTGTTTTTTTGTTATTGTTCGGATGTTGTGTCATCCTTCTTCTTATATCGTGTAAAGATACTCTCAATAACTGTAAGTCCCAAACCCCCTCCTGCTATGACAAGAAGTCCCTCAAACATATAGTCAGGGCATCTATAGGAAGTGAAGGTGGCGATGTACGCAAGCGAGATGCAAACGAGTAGAGATAATAAAGCACTAAATCTTTTTGTACTTGCATCTCCTTCAGAACTTAGTAGTGACTTTAACCATTTCACTTCTTCTTAGCCATTTTGATTATGGTGTAGATAGAGGCGATGCCCGACAAGAAAAGGCAAAACATTTTTAGAGCAAACTCAACGTCCAACAACCAAGCTGGGACTGATAATAGAATGCTACTGATTGTACCTGTTATCCCTTCCGTTATTTGTTGTTGATGATTGCTCATTTGAAAATAGTGTATATAGTTTTACCTTTTACTTTTGTAGCCTTTATAACTTTCTTTTTATTGTGCAGTCTTGAATAGGAAACATGAACCCATTCTGGATTCTTGTCTGTCCCGAACTCCCAAATCAATTGATTGAAATCAAGATTGTCTTTAATAAAATAGAATAATTCAGCGTTAGTTTTTCCGCCAAATGTATCGCAATCAATGTCAAGAGCTTGACCTAGCATATGCTCGCTCGTCTTTGAACCGCCAACCGCCTTGTTTAGTTTTGGGCATCTATACCCCGATGCAATAGCCAAAGGGCCGCCTACAAACTCTCGGCATGGGTCAAAAACTTTTGAACAAATTTCTCTTAGATTGTCTCTAACCTCTAGTGGAGGGTTGTTATCAATGCCGAGACGAGAGGCAGTAACTGATCTACTGCATTCGTCTAAGGTTGCGTATTTGCTTAATGCTACCATTATCCAAATAAAATTTCTTCCAACATTAACATTTCAAACTTACTACTTGTGTTAGTTCCCTCTAACATATTCAACTTGTCGCTGTATTCAGCAACGGCATCTTTCTGCCCGGTACGATATTGTTGAAGGAAATCAAACACGCAAAGGTCTCCCGTCTTGAAAATCTTCATGCTTGTGTCTTCGTAATTTTCATACAAATCATATTCCATTTCGTATGCCATAATGATGACTTGCTCTATACTTGCAAAATCAAGTGTAGGCTTTGGAATAGTTGGAAGAGCAGGGGTAATATTCCAGTCCACTAAATAGTTTTCAATCTTCTTAGCGTGACCGAACTCATCCTCCGATTCCTTGTCGAAGAAAGCACCGGCTTTAAAGTAACCCACATTCTTGCACCAGTTAGATGCAGAGCGATAAAAATATGCCGCATTAAACTCATCCTGCAAACGAGGCAGGAGTAAGTTTATAACTGGTTGAGATAATTTCTCTGGTTTTTTCATTTTAATGATAGTAAGAGTGTTACAAATTTAGTTTAATTTTCTTCTGTTGGCATACTTTCAACCTGTTTTATTTTGCCTTTTTCTTTTATGAAATAGTTAGACGGAACAGGAGGTTCGGTTAATTTATACTTGTCGTAGAGATATTTAGCCTTAAAGTATTCTCGCACACCTAACTTTCCACCACTAGGAGCGTTTTTGTAGTCATTTTCTAAAGTTTTGTTTTTATCAAACTCTTTGAACATATAGTCTTCAACTTTTCTCTTTTCTTTAATATTCTGAACAAAGCTTAATTGTTTTCCTTTTATAATGTCTTGATGAAGTTTTTCTAATGTCACCTCACTTTCCGGCAAATTTTCTCTGTCGTTTGGCGGTATAGGTTCTGTGGACACCATGCCCCCCTCGTCCTCGCTCCATCTTTCATAAGGGAATCCTAACTCTGCTCCTGCGTCATATTTTGCCTTATCTGCTAAGTAATCTATGTACAAATACTTTTCGTCAGCAAAAAGTCCTTTAATTTGTTTCCCTTCTTTTTCAATTGCTTTATTGAACTTATCAGTTGCCAATATTGAGTATTGGTCTCTTTCTCGTGTACTTATTCCAGAGACATTAATAGGTAGTCGTTGGCTGTCATCTAAATACAATTCTCTGATATCTATAACTTTTCCACCAGGTGTTTTGTACAAAGTGTTTTCATTCATTTCTTTTTTAGACAACTCATCTTCTGCCCAACGTACATAATCGTCAATAAATGGAATAGCACCCGGAGTAAACATAACAGTTAATGTTTGTCCTAGAGTGGCTAAAGAATTTGCCATATACATCCATTGCTTACCCTCTTCAGTTTGTTGAGTCCATTCGTAGATGTCATAAAGAGTAACTTGTTCTCTTCCTTTATTCTGAACATCTTTAATAAAATCAGCGACTGCGTTAACTGCCATGCCTATAATAGGCTCAAGGTTAGCGGCTATTTGTAATTGAATATCATCCTTTTCTGAAGGTAAATTGTAAAAGTCAATAGGGTCTACAAAGTACAACTCTCTCATTGTATCCTCAATAAGTCTTTTTTGTCTTCTATCGTCAAATAAGGTGTAAGCAGCGTCTAATAAAAGAGATCCAACAACCTTACCACCGGCTGCGTACTTGCCACCAACTAGGGTTGCTGCAACTTGTTTTGCTGAGAATAAGGCTAAATCTGCCCATCCTTCGGCAGTTTTGAGAGAATCTAAAGTTTCTTGAGCCTCTTCTTTCTCATCATCGTCACCTAAGTTTAAGTTAGCCACAGCCTTTCCTATAACCATCAATACAGGGTATAAAGCTAGTCTGCTATATGCACCTAGAGATTGAGTTAAACCATCCTTAATTTCTCCTCTTGTAACCGCTTTACGCAAACCTCCTATAAGGTTGTCAGCGTCATGGTTAATGAAACCAGAGAACATACCTACAAATGGCGCTGCGTATGAATCTGCTGAGATTCTTGCCTGTTTAACAAAAGGTAGCCATTCGATGAATTGTCTTTGCTCTGCTTTGTTACCCCCCTTCATAATTCTTCTCATTCTGAAGTCAGCATCTGAAGCGGCTCTTTTCATATCATCATAATACTTTGCCTTCTCTTTTACGAAATGTTTTTCATAGTTAAACTTCTCACCTGTATTATTTTGAAAATCTCTTTCGAACTGAGACATCCATTCCCCCTTTCTCATAAACCCAGTTATGTTGTTGAGAAACTTATTAATCAAACCGAAATTGCTTTCTCTGTCTAAGTATCCGTCAATACCTTTCTTGCCACTAAGTTTTACTTTCTTTTCTAATCCAGTAAACTGAACCGAAGAGTCAAACTCTGATAATAAGTTTTCAGTCTCTTGCTTTTGTTTTGGACTGAATGGCAATGTTACAGACTTAGAACTTCTATTACCAATAGCATAAGAGATAAGGTTAGTTGTAAATTCAACAGGCGTTCTTACAATTCCTATTAAAGCATCAACAAAGAACTTACCCATTAACTTAGATAACCCAAATGTACTTTTAGACTTCTCCAAAGCAAATGGGGCTATTGTGTCGCTCAATTGCTTTAAGTTGTTCAACATCACAACCTCATCTGAACTAGCATTTTCCTGTGCGTTAGAGAAAACTTCCTTCACATATCTTTTAGCATCAGTCAAGTAGTAATCTCTCAAACCCTCGTTGACATTTGTCATCACAAGTCTATCCACGTTGTAACGAATAGCCTCTGCTGGAACTTGAAGAACACGCTGATAAGAAGCTCCTGAACGTATTGCCGCACCGACATTTTTATTATAACTAATGTCCGTAGATGTCAATGCTGCCTTTCCTGTTCCTATAGCTTGTCTCGGCATATAGTAAGGGTTTAATTCATGCTGTTGGTTTCTGATACCACTTGCGCTATTAATGTACTCCCCGGCCTCTTGTAAGGCACTTCTCGCAGCGTTGTAATACTCCAACTGATTGCTTGTAAGAATAGATGTAGGATCTGTTTCAAATGCTTCGAGGACTGCCATGTGGTCCAAACCTCCATTTCCGTCAGGGAACATTTTCTTCAAGTCGTTGTAAATATTATTTACGATATCCAACTCGTTGACATCCTCGTTCTGCATTTTATTTCTTTCCTCTGCACTAAGCATCTGCTTGCCTAACCAATCGTTAACAGCCTTCTTCTTTTGTTTTGCGGTCCATGCATTGTCAAGAATGTGTCCAACAACACCAATCATCACTCTGTCGTAAGCATCTTTTGAAACCTTCATTGTTCCATTAGATACTAAAGATCCATCGGTGGTTAACTTAAACTTTTCAATCTTTGTTCTGTTGATAAGTTTGCCAATACCGGGAGCATTCTTTAAAATGTTTTGGCTTCTCAAACTCTCCACTTTCTTTTGGTATTTCTTTAAGATTCTTTGAGAGTCTTTCTCCCATCCGTTGATTGCTCTTACGATTGGGTCTATTAAATGCTTTCTAAAGGCACCATTCTCTTTCATTCCTAGTCGTGACTCCCAAAACACAACACTCTTCCCTAGAGTGTCTCTCATCATTTTGATGTATCCGTTCTTTGGGTTTGAGTATTTGTTACGAACTTTTTGAGACTGCTCAACTAAACTCTTACCAACCTCGTTGCCTCTGATTTCTGCACGATCCAACAAGGTTCTTAAATTCTTCTCGTCAACAAATCCTGCCTCAGCAATCTGAGCAGTAACTTGGTTTAACAAGTCAAGGTCCTCAAGGCTTAATGTCATCAAGTTATCAGGAGTCGCTCTCATTAACTGGTCAATCAATTTCTTTTGATTTTCCGTAAATGAGTTAGGAGAGTTGCTTAACCAGTCTTTGATTGAGTCCATAAATCCGTAGCCACTCTTGTCTGTGATGCCTTGGATTAATATGTTTTTTAAATCATCTATCTGATCTTGGAACTCAGAAGCGTAGGTGTCTGTATTAGCAGAGTCTTCAATAACTTTATTTTTAGAACTCTCGTACTGAGCCTCGCTTATCGCGCCTGTGTCAAGCAAAGTATTCAACGCTCTCATATACTTACCTACCTCTCTCTTGAATTTTTTATAGTCTTCAAAATCGTTTATGTCGGTATTGTTAAACAACTTGTCGATAGAGTTCTGCCATTTATCCATGGTGTCTGCAATGTCAATATCGTTTGGTTGGTTCTGTTGATTTGCATCATACATCCCGTCAAACAATTCCATCATCTTACCAATCTTTGGTACTCTATCGCTTGTTAAATCACGAAGAGCGTCTAAGTATTCGGTCATGGTATCCATGTCAAATGCTAGGTCTCCGTCCGCTGTGAACATATCGAATTTGGCAAACATCTTCATATTAGATGTGTACTGATATCCAACCTTGTTTAATAACTGCTTCTGAAGTTTCTTGATTTCGTTTAACCCTTCGGCAAGTCTTCTGT